ATAGATCATTGTTGGACTTAACATGTAAGACATATTTGTTGGTGTCTTGCCATTTAACTATTAGTGCTTTCATTATTTTCTCCTTGCTTGTTAATTACAAGTGCATTTTAAAACTATTATTACAACTATTGCAACATTTTTTTTACAATTATTGTTTGACAAATTAATACACTTTCAATTACTCTTGCAACTCATGGAGAAAACTCAATGACAGAACAACTTGAAAATGGACACTATCGTTTAGAAGAAGATGTCCACTTTCAGGACTTCTGTACTAATATCTGGCTTCGTTATCTGACAGAAAAATCAGTTAGAGAAGAAAAAGCATTAGACCTTGATCCTTTTGTTGAACTGAACATTGAGTTTTTAAAACATTGTTATTTAAAATTAATTAAAGGAGATATTACGACATGACAGATAATCCATTTGTTTTTGATTCAGAAGATACTCCTTATCTAAAACATCACTTTCAAGAGAAGTGTTGGTATCGTGGTAAGGAAAGAATAGACGCTAATTATTTTATGATTGATCCAGCAACCATGTTGATGGGTTGGGGTAAATATACATCAGGTGAAGGTTATAGCTATATATGGCAAAAAGATTTATTTAGTTCTGTAGCTAGACCTGACGAAGAATATAAAAAAGCTTTTTCAGTTTGGGTACTACCTAAATTTGTAGAAGGTTCTAATAATGTTGAACATCCTGTTTCTTTATGGCAAAGACACTCATTTGGTGAATACAAAGGTTTTCAAGAAATGGGTGCTAGTTTCTTTGCAGAAATACAAAAACCTGAGAATGAAGGTAAATTGCCTGTGGTTAAATACACAGGTTCAGAAAGTATTTCAATAGGTAAGGGTGCTACATCAATACCACACTTTGAATTTGTCGGTATGAAAGACCGACCAGCAGAGTTCGTTATCCCTGATTGGTATAGCGAGTCACCATCTGACAATCAAAATGGCGAAAGCCAACATGATAATTTTCTCCCTAAGTCGGATGGTGACACCAAAGAAACACACCCTGTTTTAGACAGTATTGATTCTGAAGAGATACCTTTTTAAATTGGTGTATCTTGGAATTGGACTGGGAGAAAATAGCACCTCAGATAGCAGTGCAAATATTAGGAGAGCCATCAAAAAAAGATGGCTCTTACTATCGTTGGGGATCAAAAGGCAGTCTTGCCTTGAATTTAGAGCAAGGAACTTTCTTTGACTTTGAGAATAATCAAGGTTATGGACTTATTGAATTTATAAAGAATCGTGGTCTTGATCCTGATGATTTTTTAAAAGAGTACAAACCTATAGAACCAGCAAAGCCAACAAGAACATTTACCGATAAAGATATGTACAAACTCAAAACTGAGTCTGTCGTTTATCTTCGTTATTCAGATTCTTTTTGTGTTATGCGGTTTCCTAATGAACATTACATTAAGCAAAAATATGCGCCTTTTACTAAGGTACAAGATTCGTGGGTTATGAAAAGACCTGATGGTATCTTGCCGATCTATTGTGAAAATCAAAAGCCAGAAGATTATGTTGTAATTAATGAAGGTGAAAAAGCATTGTTAGGGTGTAAAAGTATTTATGATGGTGATACTTGTACTTGGCATGGTGGAGTTAATAATTTAGATAAACAAGATTGGACACCATTAAAAGATAGAAAGGTTATTATCTTTCCTGATAACGATGCAGCTGGTAAGAAATGTTCTGAAGAATTAAAAGATAAACTTAGCCAGATAGCCAAAGAAGTAATTATCGTTAAGCCGCCAAGAGAATTTAAAGATAAAGATGATTTATACGATGCAAAGGTAAATGACTTCTTTTCATCGTCACAACAGTTTTTGGATTATTGTCTTAATAATCAAATTAAGAAAAGAGTTTCTTTTGATCTAATAAAAATAAATCAAATGTTAAAAAAGGTTGAACCAGCTAAATGGGTGGTCAAAGATATCATTGAAGAAGATTCTGTCGTTGCAATCTTTGGGCAACCTAAAAGCGGAAAGTCTTTTATCACAGTTGATATGGCTTGTAGTGTTGCGCTTGGAAGAAATTGGCATGGACACGAAACAGAACAAGGTGCAGTTGTTTATTTATGTGGTGAGGGTAATCGTTCATTTTCAAGAAGATTGATAGCGTTTCAAGAATACAACAACACCTATTTAGGTGATGCACCACTTCTTATTTCTACTAGGGCATCAAGAATATTAGATGATAAAGATTATGATTTGTTAAAGGAAAATATTGATAGAACACAAGATGAATCAGGGCAAATCAAAATGATAGTAGTGGACACGCTACAGAGAAATTTTGGTGCTGGATTCAACGAAAACTCAACACAAGATATGTCAGCTTTTATCGAAAGAATTGATGATCTTAAAGATAATTATGGTTCAGCACTTGTTTTAGTTCATCATACAGGTCATTCCGCCACAGGTCGTGCAAGAGGGAGTTCTGTCATACAAGCATCTGTAGATTGGGAATATCGTGTGGTAAGAGATAATTTAGGAACTGATATGTTTGTCAAATTTGACCAAACATTGGTCAAAGATGGAAAACCAATGATGCCAAAGAATTTTAAATTTGTAGAGCAGAAGATGCCTTTTGATGATGATATGACATCAGGTGCATTAGAACTTATTGATGTTGAAGATATGCCGAAGAAAACCAAAATATCTGAGAAAGGACAAGCCATTTTAGATGCAATTAAAGCTGTACAAGATAAAGCAGATGAACCAGCGACAGTATGGCTTGGACAGGCAGAGATAGCTAGGATAACAAATTTAAATGATTCAACAGTTAAGACATGGTTGAGAAAATTAGTAGATCGTGATGTTTTAACTTATGAGAAAGGTAAAGGTTATCAAACTAATGAATATAATTCGGAGATATTTTAATAAAACACAAGAAATAATTGTAAAAAAAATGTTGCAATAGTTGTAATAATAGTTTTAAAATGCAAACTCAAACAGGAGAAAACAATGAAAACACAAGAAATAATTGAACAAGTAAATGATGCTATAAACAAAGTATTTGAAGGAATACCAAAAGGATTCAAGGAATACATATATGAAGAAGTATTATGTTATGAATTAGAAAAAAGAAATATAAAATTTCATAAACAAAAAAGATTACCTTTTTATTGGGAAGGTCAATATTTGTGTTCTTATGTTCCTGACCTGTTGATACCAACAAAAGATGGAGATTATGTTTTGGAATTAAAGCACAAAGCAAAAATAGATGGCAAAGATGAAATACAGCTTGAAAGATATCTATTCAATATGAATCAAACAGATGGTTCTATAGTAAATTTTGGAACAAGAACTATAAAAGATTATGTATTAGTTGATAAAAATCAACTTCAAAAAAATACAAATGAACCAAGAATATCTGAAAAAGCACAACAAATTATAGATGCTATCAAAAAAGTACAGGATGCAAGTGATGAACCAGCAACTAGATGGATAGGTCAAGCAGAGATAGCAAAGATAACCAATATTAATGATTCAACTGTTAAATCATGGCTAAGAAAATTAGTAGATCAAGATGTTTTGATCTATGAGAAGGGCAAGGGTTATCAATTTAATGAAAATAAGGAAATATTTTAAATTTAATATGGTTTGTTAATGGTTGTTTTTGGTTGTAAAAACAGTTGGTTTTAAGGTCAATTCCATAGAAAAGTGGTTGGTTGTATATACATTTACTGTTATACAAACTACAACTATGAAACCAAAACCTTTATAAAAATATGTATCCTGATTCAGTAATAGAGATAATAAAAGACATCAATTCGCTTGAAAGGCAACTAATTACTGACTTTGGTGTTGATGAACCTGTTAGGTTAGTCAATACAGAATTCCAAAAAAGGTTTCAACTAGCACAAACTAAATACAACCTATCGCTTTCATTCCCTGATAAATCAAGGGATTTAGAGAAAATGGCTAGTATGATGCTAAGAGCATGGAAGTCTTTACAGGATCAATTGCTCAAAGAAGGTGTTATGCCATTACCTGTTGATACTTGGAAACTGAAACATAAAGAAACAGATAGAGAAGTTTTCATTTGCAAGAACGAAGCTGGAAAAAAGAATGTGCAAAAACAGTTTAGTAAATATGCAATTGTATTATCAGCAGATGAATTACTTAACATGATAGATCACGATATCTTTTTAGAATTTGTAAAACTGACAAAGCAAGGTTTATTACCTACAATATTGTCTTACAAAGCTAAAACCAATGAGCAAGAAGAAATGTAGTTATTGCTTGCGAACCTTACCAGCAGATATGTTTGAGCAAGGTAGCAATACCAAAGGTGAATATTCTAGGACAGAATGTAGAACCTGTACTCAAGAGAAAAGAGTCAAAGCCAAGAATCAAACACCATATACCTATCTAAATCTTTTATACACACAACTTAAATCCAGTAGAAGAAAGTCAGATATCGAATGGGATATAGAACTGGATTACATATTTAAGCTATGGGACATCCAAGAAGGTAAATGCAATTTGTCAGGTGTGAATATGACATGGCATCGTGGTGGCGGTAGTACAGATTATGCCTGTTCAATAGATCGTAAAGATTCTGATAAAGGTTATGTTGTTGGTAATATTCAATTGGTATGTCGTACTGTTAATTTTATGAAATCAACTTTGAATGATGCACAGCTATACTGGTGGTGCAAAAACATTGTTGAACACAAGGAAAGAAATATATAATGCTTATGTGGTGCGATGATTCTCTCCCTGATATATTTTCTCCTATCATCGCACCATCTAAGTTATGAACATAAATATTAAGGCAGATACCAAAGAAATTAATAAAAGTCTTACTTCTTTTCAAAAGAAACAAATACCTTTTGCAACATCTAAAGCAATTAATAAAACTGCATTTCAAACTAGAAGGCAATTACAAAAAGATATGGACAATATCTTCAGAAAAGGTGCAACAGGATTCACTAAGAAAGGTGTATTTGTAAAACCATCGAATAAATCAAATTTACAGGGTAATGTTTATATTCTTAAAGAACAAGCAAAGTATCTAGAAAGGCAAGTATTTGGTGGCATAAGGAGAGAGTCTTTCGCAATACCTATACCATTTAGAAACAGAATAGGTCTGACTAATCAGGGTAATTTAACAAAAGCTAAGTTTAAAAGTTTGGTTAATAACAAGAACAATAAGATATTAGATGTTAATGGTGTCAAAGGTTTATATGAAATTAAGAAGGATAGTAAGCCAAAATTATTGGTAGCTTTAAACAGAAGAAGTGTTTCATATGACAATCCTAAGTTTAAATTTTTTGCATTAGGCAGAAGGGCAGTCAATAAATTTTTCTTAAAAAATTATCGTAAAGAACTTGATAAAGCTATCAGATCAGCAAAGAAGAAATAGAGGGGGTATGCAAAGGTACTGTTTAGCAGGTTACATCGTGGGTGATTCGAGG